ATAAAACCAAAAAGACAAACTATGATGCCAACGCAAACACCAAAGAAAAAGACAAAAACTTGGCTAACCGAAATGGCAACGTATCAAAAGAATCAATGCAAATGGGAAGCAGCAAAACAATTTTGTGAGGGAAAAAATATAGAATTTATGATCATCACCGAAGATCAATTGGGGTTGAAATGAACATAAAACCACTCAGTAATGCTGCTCGTCGAATCTGGGGAGTATTTTTACAATTAAAAGCTATATTTACAAATGCAGGAAAAGCACAAGAAGATGCATTTGCAATGCAGGAAAAGCAGATTGAATTTGAAGAAAAAAAGATAATACAATATCCAGAGTCTAAAAATTATCTCACACAAGATATAAAACAAAAAAAATTAAGATTAGAAAAAGAAAAAGAAGAGTTTTATACATTCAAAACATTAATAGATAATTTACCTCCCAATAAAGCACCAGAATATTATTTTGATATTCTAAGAAGAATACTTTACAAGTTAAATAGAGAAGAGTCAACTATGAGAATAGGTAAACTCTATACCTTTAAGTATGTCGCAACAACTCAAGGTAAATGGTATGATCTACATCCAGTTGCGATTATCACATCAAAGTTTGATAATGGATGGAAAGGATTAAATTATCATTGGGAAAGGAATCCAGAGTACATTGAAAATCCAATTCGAAGTTATGTATTTACTGGAGTGAGAAGTAGATTTTATAATATAGAAATGCATGAATTGGAATATATTCTTCAAGTTCCTTCATTTCGTCCTATTTTTATTAATAAACGATAAATAGATATAATATAAAAATATAAAAATGGCAGAAAGAACAAAGCCACGTATACCACCGGGATCCTCAGAAACAGAAAATGATAGTGGAGTTTTTTTAACCGACATTAAGCTCAAAACAACAGATAGATCCGGTCAAACGGTAGACTTTCCCGTGGTTCTTCGTAGAAATAGTAATACTGGAAATTTTCAATATGAATATAAAGTAGGTCTGGAAACATATGTACTTGCAGTTGGAAATCCACAATCTGGATTTAGGCTTAACCCAGAAGACAATCCAACAGTTAAAGATTATCTTACCCCTGTACTTGCAGGAGAATTAGTGAGATCATCAACAACAGCAAAACAAACTACAAAAGAGTTAGTAGCACAAAATAGAACTATACCTGAAACTCAACAACAAATTTTAAATTCACCTTACTACAAAGATGTTGAAATATCCTCTCCAGTATCAAATCCAGAGGGAGAAATACAAACAGGTCCCGAATTAAATAATATAGAAATAACAGCAAATAACAAATCCAAAAAATTTGGGGTAATGAGATATCCCATAGGCAGCGAAAATACAAAATTAGATTATATAAAATTTACACCATTTAATCCAGTTCCAAGTAAATTTGGTGGATATAAAGACGAAAAGGGAAACAAAGTTGGAGAAATTGGCCAATTTGTAAAAAAAGAATACATAAAAGATTCTATAGGATCCATATATCTTCCAATTCAGCCAAATATAAATGATACAAATACTGTTGAATGGGGAGAGGACAGAATGGGGTTGTTGGACATGTTTACTGCAAATCTATCATTAGCTTTTACTGGAGGTGCCGCAATTTCAGTAGACAATTTCATTGGGCAAATAGGACCAGGCGTTGGAGAAAACAAAGAAACTATAGAAAAAGCAGTTAAAGCTGCAGCATCATCTACATTGGCAAAAAGTGGAAGTAATGTATTTACTCGTGTGTCAGGAGCAATGGTAAATCCAAACTTAGAACTTTTATTTAAATCACCAAAAATTAGAACATTTACTTATACTATTAAGTTAACTCCTAGATCTGAACCAGAAGCAAATATGGTGAGAAAGATTATTCGTTGTTTTAAGCAAAATATGGCGCCTAGACTTGCGGCAAATAATTATTTTTTACAAACTCCAAATGTATTTGATATTGAATATATAATGAATGGAAATCAACCACACAAAGGATTAAATAAAATAAAAACATCAGCATTACAAAGTTGTACTGTTAATTATACCCCATCAAATTTTTATGCTCCATATGTAGACGGAACTATGACATCATATGAATTGACTTTACAGTTTCAAGAACTTCTTCCAATTTATGATGAAGATTATATTAAAGAATTCGATGAAAATTTTGAATATGTTGATCCTAAAAATATGAGCACAATAACCATAGGTTACTAATATGACATCCTATTTCAGCACCATTCCAAACTTTGAATATGTAAGTCTTGCAAAAGATGCAAAGATATCAGATTATGTTACTGCAAAAAATTTATTTAAAAAGTCAATACTTAGAAGTGACATTTTTCAAAATGTAACATATTTTACTAAGTATAGTGTGGTTGGAGACGAAAGACCGGATAACATTGCATATAAATTTTACAACGACGCTGAATTGGATTGGGTAGTCTTATTATGCAATAATATTATAGATCTTTATAGTGAATGGCCATATCCAGAAACTTCATTCAATAATTATCTGCTTAAAAAATATGGTAGTTATGAAGAATTATACAACGTACATCATAGAAAGACAATTGAAATAAGAGATTCAAATAATTATTTGGTGTTGCCAGGAAATCAAATAATTAGTGATAACTGGGAATCTACCATTACTTCAAATGTTGGATACATTAATATTGATGGACAACTATATTATGAATATTATGATAATATGCTAAGAGAATTGATTCGAGTTCCTTCTGTAGATTTCATAGAAGAAGTTACAAACTATGATTATGAACTTGAATTGGAAGAGAAAAAAAGAAACATTTATATATTAAAACCTGAATATCTTGGTGTTATATTGAACGACGCAGAGAAATACAGTTATTATAAACCAGGTGGAGATCAATACATTAATAAGAATCTAAAGAGAGCAGATAATATCAGAATTTACCAATAAAAAAGGAGCCTTTCGGCTCCTTCCTTATCATGCATTTGCCAGTTCTTCGAAATAAGAATAGGCATCATCATTATCTTCAGAACCAGAATCCTTACTACGAGAGTAAGTTTCTACTAGTTCTTGCATAATGTCTTCATCTTCACCTTTGTTCTTGGTAAACATGGTTGCTAGTTCTTCTTCTTGCTCTGCAACAGCAGAACTACCAGAAGGACCTTTGTTACCTAGAACATAATCAAGACGCTTTTTAAACTCTTCCTCAGACTTGAACTTATCTGATGAGACAAGTTCCTGAAGAGAAAGTTCGGATTTCCAGACTTCTTCTAGTTTTCCATCATCACCACCGAGAAGTGGGGAGATTGATTCAAAGATGCTATCATCATAGTTAGGATATCCAGCAACTTGCTTGACACGAAGACGGAAGTTTGCTCCTTTCCAGAAATCAAATACTTCGATTGGAGTATCATCTTCGAATTCTGGCTTCATTGCAGACTTGATCTTTTCAAAAATCTTTGCACCATAACGGAAGAGCATTACTTTACCTTCCAGTTCTGGATTAGCTGGATTGCTAACGACGTAGATGTTTGAATAGTAGCTCAGTTTACGCTTGCGAGTACGAGCAATATCCTTATCTGAATCAAATCCTGAATTCCAAAGTTCACTGTTGCGTGAACAAAGTTCACAATCCTTACCTAGAGTGGTAGGGCAGTTTTCGATGAACCATTTACCATTATGTTGGAAACCATGATTGTATAGCTTCACGAATGGAATGTCTTCGCCAGGAGGAGCGGAAAGAAATCGAATTACGGCACGACCATTGCCAGCCTTATCGGTTTCTAGTTTAAATACGTTTTGATTTTCTACATTTGGAGCGCCTCCAAGTTTTTCGGCTTCCTTAAGAAGCTTTTCGGTAAGTGCGCCAAGTGAAGACTGTTTTTTGAGATCGCTAAAGTTCATTTGTTTTACGGTAGATACGGTTGATTTTAACTGGCTGCTTAAAGGTTCCAAAGCCTAGATTACATTGATTCTTCTAATGAAGTAATGTAATCTTCCATTGCATTGTAAATATTAATGACGGAATCATTTTTTGAAAATACTTTAGATACAATTTCGTCAAATTTTTTCTTATATTCTTTTGCCGCTGGATCATCAGAAAGACTCAATCGAGTATAAACAATTTTTTGTTTTTCGATTAATTTTTTAATCTCCATAAGTCTTTCTTTCGTATTAATTTCTGTCGTCATTAACTTGGAAACTAACTCATCTTCCAACTGGAACATTTCCTGGAATTCTTTATTTACTATTTCGGATTGAAAATAACTCATAATAAAACTTTTCGTATGATATCTTTGTATTTTTGTGACTCTATTTTTAATAATGAGGAGTATTTTTTTATCTTGTTTGAATTCAATTCCCAAACTGGATCTAATAATACTGGATCAAATTTTTCTGTAATTTTAAGTATTTTATCAAGTATCACTAGAGACTCTAGTGATATATTTTTCATCAAGTATTCTTTGAATATTTGTGGGTGTCTATTCCCTTTGATTTCTATTAAATCAAGAAAGTTTTTTCCCTCAAATACATTTTTTAATTCTTGCTCAAAGATATATGATAATGATTGAATTCTTTTTTGCCATTCTATATAATTTTTGTTTCCATCTCTTATGATATCACCAATCCATAATTTAGAAGGATCATCGAGAGAAGTAAAATTAGAAACAAAAAAGTCAATGATTTCATTATCTTTCTTTTGTGTTGATAGTCTTTCGAAAAATAATCTATCTTTGCGGTTATTAAAAGAAGCAACTGATGCCTTTACCTTTCCATTGTATTTCGAAAAATCATAGCTAGGTTCTGAAAAGTGGAGTTTTAATCCCAAGTAAGTTTTGTATGCTTCAAATCCATTCACAGTATTAACTTTGCAGTAGATGTTTTTTTCAGAAAGTTTAATTCAGTAGCATCGAATTTTAACTTTTCTTTGAGTGGCTTTGTGATTAATTTAGATACCGATTCAATATCAATATTATTCTCTTCACAGTATTCTACAATTGCTGTGATGTAGTTTTGTCCTGGATTTTCCCTTACTTTCATTTCAATTTGCTGTGCAAATTTATCTGGGCAAAGAAATTTCTTTTTTAATTCAATTTCAAGCTCGTTTGAGTTGTTCATATTCTTTGAGTTTATCGAGGGTAAATTTTTCTACATATTGGACTAATAATGAAATGTACTTTTTCATATCCTTTTCGATATAAACCTCAAGTTCCCCATTTTCACATGCCATAATAATTACAATTTGATTGATTCTTTTCCCAGTAAGTTCAGCATACATAAAGGCATATGCCGCTGCCTGAACAAAATAGTTTTCAATCCATTTTCTTGGTTTGGGTTTTTCTGAACTCTTAAAGTCAATTACAGATAATACTCCACCATATTCTGCAATGCAATCAACTGTACCAGCAATACTAAAATATTCACTATACATGGATTTTTCCAATGCATGTATATTGTCAATCTTATCTAAAGCTGGTCTGGCAACATCAAATAGTAACTGAGGAAGTGGGGCTACAATAGGACGATCAGTATTGCTCAAATAATGCTCTGCCAGACTGTGCATTGCTGTTCCTCTGGCAGTTGCAAATTTAGTGACTAAATTTGCTTTTTCATCGCCTACCCTTTCTCTCCATTCTATAAACTTTTCTTTATTAAAATGAGAAGTAACAGAAGTAACAGAAACAAATTTTCTATATTCTTTTACTTCAGGATCATCGGATGGAATTACATAATATCTAATTCCATCTATAGTTTCACGTTCTAGATTTGGTAATTCAACATCAATATGAGTGAATTTTTTTTTATTTTTTTGTTCAATTTTTTCATTCCACTTTTCAATTAAAGGATTTGTCATGTCTCCACCTCACTTCAGTAATCATAGCATGGATCCGATCGCTTGTCAACCCCCCAGGGGAACGAAAATCAAAGAGTTATATTCAATTCATATTTTGTGAGTGTAGTTCTCTCAAATTTTGGTAATTCAATATCGATATGATTAACACTAAAATCATACTATTATAGGACATTTATTATGATTTGTAATTTTATTCCATATTTTCCCGTTTTTAATTTTAGTTATATGACCTTGCCCAACATTAAACATTTTTGCTATTTGATTTTGTGTTAAAATACCTTCCCAAGCAAGATTATAAATTTGTAAAATTTGTTCTTCGTTTAATTTGCTCATAGGGTGAGAGGTTCCTGGAAATCTTTTTTTTAATTTTTCAATTACTTCCGGTGAACGCTTTTTTCCTTTGTTTGCTTTTGAAATTTTTTCCTTAACTTCATCAGTATGAACTTTACCATAAAAATGATTTTTTTCGCCTTTCATATTTTCACTCAAATATTTTTTATATTCATCAGAATGAGTTTTTCCATACATTCCATTTTTTTCACCTCTTACTCTTTCATTTAGTATTCCAGTTCCTTTCAATAAGGTATTTGGATTATTTAAACTCGAAAACCCCACAGGTCTTTCATTAAAATTCATACAGTTTGGGTCATTTATATGCTTGGAAATATATTCTTCTTCTTTTTTAAGAAGTTCATCTTGGTTTTCACAAAATAAAATAATATCTCTTTTTAGAATGGATTTATCTTTTATAGACATTACCCATTTACCGCTACCAAAATATCCATCATTTATATTATTAGTGGTATGCCTACCATAATAATATAAACCAGAAGAAGAATATGTTTTATAAATGAAATGGAACATAAAATGATAGGTATAGTAAAAGAATACTTAAATATTTATATTCTTTTACAAGTCCAGTAAATTATTCATAATCCAAGTGCATATTGAGCCATTAGAAACTCCTTAACTAAGCCTGAGCGGATCACATCATCAATACCAAACTCAATTATATCAACAGAAGGCATGGTTCTCAAAATTTTCATAAAATTAATTATGCCATTTCTTTCACTTGTTTTGATCAAATCACTTTGAGTTGCATCGCCACAGAACATGATTTTGCTGTCTTCGCCAACACGAGTAATAATAGAACATAATTCGTGAAAATTTGCGTTTTGGAACTCATCAACGATAATAATTGCATTATCAAGAGTAGTTCCACGAATAAAAGAGGTACTCCAAAAACTAATAGTTCCTTGCTCTTTTAGTTTTCCATATATCATTTCATATTCTTCATCACTTTGCATATTAAACATATTCCTCATCATGTTCTTATATGGTATTTGATATAAAGAAGATTTATCTTCGTGATCTCCAGGAAGGAAACCTATCTCTCTAGTGGGAACCAAAGAACGAACAATATAGATTTTATCATATGGTGTTCTTTCGTCCATAACTTCTTTAAGTGCCTTGTACAATACCACAAAACTTTTACCTGTACCTGCCACACCATAAGCAACTATATTTTGTTGTAAATCATAATGTTTACACAATAACTCTTGATTGTCAGTAAGCGGTTGAATTTCTTTCAACAGACCAGAATTAATTGGTCTTTTTCTTTTCATTTGTCTGGATGTGATTCCAGAGAAAAGTTGTTGATTAGTGTTCGGTTCCCTTCTTTTTCTTGTCATAGAATTTTCTTTAAATTTTAGATTTACTACCTGCTGATTTTGATGCCTTGTTTACAATTTCTTTCCACCCTGGATGTTTTGCGTCTAATTTATCACGCCATTCTCCCGCTTCCGCAGGAGTAGCGCATCCTTGAGACCAGTCACGAATCCATGGTTTGTTGTTATCATACCATTCCATGATGTCATGAACACTCATCTCAATCACTTTTTTTTCTCCTGTTTCAGGATTATAAATCGGATATACTGCCATAAGATTTAATAATGTGTATCGTTATTTAGATCAAGGACTTAACCTTGCTTTATGAAGTCTCTTCACCTCATAATATTCAAAAATCTCAGGAACCCATGATTTGATGATAGGAACCATGCCTTCGCAAAGTGCCTGAATCTCTAATTGAGCATCCAGCTTTGCCCTAAGATCTAGAAAGTGAAGAGCTGCTCGAAGAGAAAATGTAGCAACAAAATTCTGTCGAATATTCTGGGGCAAATAATCACGCAAATGTTCTTCTGCCATACCACGCTTCTCAAATAGCTCTGTATAGCGTCTAGAAGCCTCTACACAGAGCGTTAGCTGCTCTTCGTAGTCATTCCTTGTCCACTCGTATTTGTGTCCCTTACGGTCCAAATAAAGACCTTCTGGTCGAACATAAAAAACTTCTTCTGGTTTTAGTTCACCTTTGGCAACTTTCAATACTCGACGACCAGTATATCTTTGTGATTGAACATCGAAAGAAACACCAACTCGGTGTGTTCTTGCCTGAACAATTACATTATGAACAAATCCAACACAGTCAAAACTAATCGCAGGATGCTCCAATGGACCCCAATGGCCTCTTTCATTTGCAAGTAACTGATCAACAACCCAATTTCCACATTCTTTTTCAATCGGAGGAAATTTAGTATGAATCGGTTCTTCCGAATAATCATTTTTTCCTCCTTGCCAAACTAAAGTTTGTGGGAGTAGTGATTGACGGAGCATCACAACTTTCATATAAGGATCTAATTCCAATAGATCCTTTGCTCTTACTGGCTTCATTCTACCTCCCAATTCACTTTTTCAATTTTACGAAGTGCTTTTAATTCTTTATATAACTCTTTGATTTCTTGGTATGCTTGCTCTGGTGAAATTTTATCGCCAATTTCAAGCCCAACGATAATGTCAATTTTATCGGAAAATTGACCTAATTTTTTTTCAAAATTAGAAAGATTTTGATATGTCATTTTTTTTATTTTAGTATAATACAATTATATGGAAACATATTTAATATGTCAAGAAACTTGTTGTTTTCTTATTTTTCCTTTAGTCCAACCTTCTCCTGGGTGTTCTTTACAGCACTTATTTTTAATTCCATTATTCCACCAAGTAGTTCCTTTTCTTCCTGGCAATGGATTACTTATTTTTCCTATTCTCCATTTTTCTCCTGGACTTTTTTTTGACATTTTATTTTGAATTCCATCAGTCCACCATCTAATTCCTTGTTTTGCCTCTTTAATTTTCTTTGTGTGTTCCGTTCCTTTTGGTATTCCTCTTAATTTTTCACTCGTTTTTCTTTTTTGTTCTTCTGTATGGGAGTTTCTTTTTTTTCCTTTTAATCTTTTACTCAATTTCTTTCGAGTTTCTTCACTAACAACTCTTCCCGTAATTCTTTCTATATGTTTTCTTTTCCACTCTTCAGTATGTTTTTTTCCTCTTAATTTTTGTTTCGTTTCTTCACTGATTACTTGTTTTCTTCTTTTTTCTCTAATAAGTTTTTTAGTTTCTTCTGTGTGTTTCCACCCAGAAGAACCTTCTCCACCTAAAGTTGAATTCAATCCATTAACATAAGTATTGTATTTTTTAATATAAAACTTCTCTTTTTCAAAAAGTTCATTTTTATCACACTCTTCAACTATTCCCACAATAAAATTTTCTATACCATATTTTCTAATTGAATTATAAAATTTTCTACAAGTTTTATAATTTCTTCCAACATTACCTAAATGCTGTTTAAGTCTATGTTCCAATGTTTTTTCCGTAACTCCGATATATTTCTTTCCAGTAAAAATACAATGGAAGCAATAAATTACTCCTTTCATTTTTGCTCTTAACTTGGTGGTAATAATATTTATATAGGAAAGCACCAAAAGATGCTTATCCCAACCTGAAAAGTACCACCAAGTCAGGCATTAATATTTAGGTCTAAATCTTCATACATAATTATTCTTTCTCCAAATATTCTGGTTCATATGTATCTTCAATTTTTGCTACAAAATCTTCTAATTTTATTTCTAAAATATTATTCTTTCTGATTTCTTCGGAAGATCCAACATTATATTCATTGGATTCACCAAATGAATTTTTTATTACTTCTAGAGTAGTTTGTATTGATTTTATTTGATAATCAATTGAATCAATTAAGTGTTTTAAAATTTTCTCATCCATATACATTACCTTTCAATATATGACATTGTATGTGATGTTGATTCTAATTCTTTAATTAAAATATCACATGCTACTTTTGGGTCAGCGATACCACATGTATATACATCTATGGCTGCATTACTTACTTCAGGCCACGTATGAATCGAGATGTGTGATTCTGACAATAATAGAATTGCAGTTACTCCTTGTGGAGTAAACTTATGAGATGCAGTGTGAAGTATACTTGCTCCACATTTATTAGCTGCTTTTGTTATTAGGTTAATAATAAAAAGCTCATCATCGAGAAGTGACGATGAGCAACCGTATAAGTTAAGTAAGTAATGCTTTCCCATTATTCTGTTGGTGGATCTTCCTGAATTAGATTGGTAACGATGGATTCTGTTTTATCCATCTTTTTAATGTCATAATAAGATGATGACATATATTTTTTAATTTTTTTATATTTTTTTAGTAGATTATCTACTTCATCTTTGTTGATTATGACCTTTGCAAATCCGCTCATTTCTTTTTCTTTTTATCTGGTGATTTGTAATTCCATAATTTTGGATTTGTTCTTCCATATCCAAAATCAATTTTTTGAACTGAATTTGGTCCAAATTTATCGTAGTATAAATCGAAGATATCTACTCTTTTATTTCCACGACAAACATCCATATGAAGTTCATCATTTACTTTATAATAAACTAGATATCCATCATTTGGCAAAGAATAATCCTTTGCTTCTTTGATGGTCACAGAAGAATATATCAATTCACATCCATACTTTACTGGAAGATCTTTCTTCTCTTCGTTAGTCCAGTGTGACATTATTTTCTCCTTAGTAGTGGTCAAGACCTACCTCCCCAAACGATATCTGGGTATGCATCACCAACAATAGTCTTTATAATTTTATACTTAGATTGAAGTAGTTTATCCTTAACCAAAATTAAAATTTCAGCTTCTTTTGGATGTAGTCCTTCTAGTAAATTAATAAATATGGTTTCTCTACGAATCTTTGATAGACTATCATTTCCACCTCGGATGAAATTATAAAAAAGACCAACTTCATTTCTCAATGTTGTCTGCTTTTCCGATACATAAGTATCCACTTTTTGTGGTGTATTTAATTGCTTTTCGATACTGGTTGATAGATCATCATTTCCAGGTGTCTGTTCTTTAACACTAGAATATGGAACTGCTCCAGTTGGCAAAATAGAAATTACAGTATCATCAAAATTCCAAATAAGCAATGAAACCAATGCTGGATTTCGATATTTCTGTAGGAGTTCTACTTTCTTATCATTTGTTGCTTGTCGTGAAACCAATTCCAGAATTTCATATTGAAATGGATTGGGTTGAAGTTCTATGTTTTCTTCTTGTACTTGTGCCACTGGGTTTGGTTTAGTGGCACTTTTCCTTTTCACTGTCGTCTTTGTTGTTGCAATAGTCATAATATTTAAAAATTTAAAATGATTATATTTTTATTTAGCTCATAGATTGAAGTATTTTTATCAGTCGTCGTCATCATCATCTTCGTCTTCATATTCATCATCATCAAAATAATCTGGACTAAAAGATACTGCAACTATTTCATCTGGTAATATGTTTCCGTTCTTATCGAACATTTCTGGGTGCAAATATGGAGGTTTGTTTTCCAGCAAGTGCTGATTGGCTAACCACCCGACAATTCCACCAACCACAAAGAACAATAAAGTTAATAATATAGTTATCATTAATATTGCTGAATTTAACATTTTTTTCTCCTAAGAATTTCTTTTTTTTATTTGAAATTCAATATGAAAATGAAACTCTCTATTAAAAAAGGTAACCATTTTCCCAAAATTAAAAAAGAATAAACTTGGTTCCTCCTTTTTTCTTTTGTTTCGTTGTCGGAGCATTAACTCCACACCTTTATTTAGATTCAACCTTCTTTCGTCTTCCTGGTCGTTTATCATAGATATATTTTTCTGCGTCGCTTATAATTTGAGATAGGTAATTGCGAATTTTTCTGGCATAAGGTTTGGGAAGATGTCCATATGCCTCTCTGAACATTTTATGTAGGTCATCTTGACCTCCTTTTAAATATTCATCCAGTTCTTCTATTTGTTCCTTTATATTACTTGCAGTTGAACTATTCAAGAATGATTTTGCATCATTTCTAGTTGCGTCCTTTCCCTTTAAGTATTGATAAAAATTGATTACAAATTTATTGTCGTTAAATGCATAATCAATTGCCAGTTCGACATCACTACAATATTGGTCCACTATACCATTCCCTGCTCTCGTAGATATTTGACCGTATCTGTACATCCACCTAGATTTGTTTCTCCCATAACAACTTGAGGGAATGTACTTCCATTTCCAAATTGTGAGTAAAATTGTTCTCTGGTAAAATGTTCATCCAAAGTATAAACAACATGTTCGAAATTTTTAATTTCCATTACTTGCTTAATCTGATTGCAATATGGGCAACCTAGTTTAGAATAAATTGTAAATTTCATAATAATTAATAATTAGTTGGATTTGTAAACGTAGACCTATTTCCTCTTCCTTCGATAGATTTAACAAATAACTCAGTAAATCTTTCCATTTCATCTGGAACTACACTTGATGGGCTATAATTGATTGCGTTTTTAATACTTACAAGTTCATCCCACTCTTCTTGGGTTAATTTCATATTTTTGACTAGATGCAAAATATTTATTATAGATGAAATCACATAAACATAGACCCATTGCCATTCATAAACTTTTTCATAAACTGATCTTGCATCTTTTGTTCAAATTCTTTTTTAGTTTCAATTTTTTCTAGATTATCAATATCTTTAATAATTTTAGAAATGTAAATTACGACATCTGGATTTTCATTCCTAGCTGCAGCAACTAGGGCAGAGCGAAGATTTGATTTTGCTTCATCTAGATAATCATTTACCATCGAAGAAATAGTCATAGTTTTTTTGTGAGTATTCGATTTACATTAATAGTATAACAAAAATTAAACCCAAGTTGGGGTTTAATGTACCAGTTCATCAACTGGCATATCCCTGGCAAAGTATGCCATATCTTCATGGTGTCGATCTAAAATTGCGGACGCCAACTCAATAAAAATATTCATATTGGATTGAATATTTTCCTCACTATCTTCATAATTATTAGTGATCGCTAAAACTAATGCTTGAGAAGGAATCTGTGCCATCAACAGAGAAAGAGCAGCAATGATGTAAGTAGCAGAATAGTGTGCCATTGATTCATTTCTCATGGCAAGAATTACATCAAAACTACTCACATCATTCTCTTCGTTGTCCTCTTCTCCCTCTAGCATTAATTTGTCTTCATCTGCACCATATGCAACCAATGCTCCCATACCACAAAACCAAATTAATTCAAAAATTAGTTGGTTTTGTTCATCTGGTGACATGATAATCAGCTCTTCCTTGGTCGGAACAGTTCCATTTTTAATTTGATCTAAAATGTTATCAGAAACAAAATCTAATTCGACATCACTTGGGATACATTCGGGTAGGGAATGCCGATACATTAAACATTCGATGTAACGTAAAGTAAAATCTGTGCATTCTTCTCCTTCTTTTTTGATCTCATTTATCCTAGATTGGAGAGAAGATAGGTCTGAAAAATTAATTTCATCATTCATAATAAAAATTCCTTTTTTTAGTTTTTGTTTTCAAATTCTTTTTGCAATTCCCTTGCGATCTTATCATATTTAAATTTCATAATAAGATTGGTGATAGGATTTCTGGGGTGGAATCTGACCATCCATATAAATTTTTCAAATGTGACTTTAGCAATATTTAGTTGAATCGTGATGTAATCTAATACATTTTGATCTACTGCTGCCATGTACAATATGATGCCCAAAAATAGGCAAAGTAAGTAATACGGTGTCATTAGTTTTTAAAATAAATTAATCTCGTTTAAGCCACTCATCGTTATCATTACGAAAAAAATCCGCAAGATCATCTGGTGACATTGGACCCGATTTAAAAGTTGATGGATCTGGGTTACCCAAATCCATTGCCTGAAGTAGCTCATCTAGGCTTCCTGGTTCTCCTTTCCCTTGAATAGAAATTCGCCGTGCCTTTCTGAGTATCTCTGCTGCGGATCTATTTGATTTTGCCCACTTTTCTGCTAGAATCATTTCTTCTAGACTAACAGTTTGTTGGTTTTCTATTTTATTTGCAATCTCTTGCAACATCAGTCTGATTTTAGTTGAGAGCATAAGTTTGTATTAGATTGTTTTAGTATAGCACAATAATTTGATCATGCCACAAACACTGTGCCAATTCCTGAACTGACCCTATGTTTTTGAATGAACTTATCTGCTTGTTTCTGCGTGTTCACAACTTCAAGTTGTTTTCCGTTATGAATAATCATTAATTGTTTTTTTCCATAAGGAACTGCTGCATATAAGTCTTGAGTAATAAATCCTTTCATAAAATTATCATCATTGCTGGAATTAATAAGGTACAAATTGAAATAAACATAGCCAATACTTCGTTAAGTATTGGCTTCATACTACCATCTTGATCAGTCATAAAATATGAAATAATTTAATGTATTTATTAACAATATCTGACTTCATCTATTATTTTATATTTCAATGCCGTTTCTATCATTTCATGAGAATATGAATTCTCTTTTGGTGGCGATGAAAAATAAACCACATAATAAGACAGTGGATCATTATGTTTCAATAATGCACCGTTACAAATTGCTTTCTTTACGCTGTCAGTTCTTTGTGCTCCTGGTCTTTTTTTACCACCAGATCTTCCACCCTTTGCCTCAATGAACTCTATTTTATCTTTATAAATGGATTCGGCAATAAAATCCAACTCAACTCCTATTCCTTCTATGTGTATATTTTTTCCTGTAATCTTGAGATCTCTTGATAGTATATCATTTTTAACAATATTTTCAAACTCATCTCCAGATTTTTTACTTTCTGACTGAAAATTAATCATATATTTTATCTAACATGTCGTTTTAATCTGGCAGTCCTCTACCAAACCTTTTTCATTGTATCATGCTTTTTTTCGTTTGTCAACTGGTGAGACTTTTCTTGTTTCCATGTACTGACCACATAAAAATGGAGTGGTACAATCATCTTCAAATCCTAGAGTCTGACGAAGACGAATTGTGTCATTTTGAACCAATCGAATTTCTTCTCTAAATCTCATTTTAGAATAATGAGTTTCAAATATTACACAATCATCATCTACCATATGAACAGAACATACTGTGGGCTGTTCCGTCATATATCCTACACTTCTTTTCAATTCTTCTTCATTACCAATTGTAGTCATTTTACCTTCGGAGACTACTTTATCTTTTTGGTCACGAGTTTTCCAGGATAGATCTACCTGAAACTGTTGTTCATTTTCACTAATAAATTCAACTATCAAATCACTTCTTAGATTTGATAGTTGATTACTCTTTGGGTAAAAGTATCGCCGCTGAGAATCCCATTCTCCTGCGGATCTTTTCATAAAGTTACGAAATTGTGTCATATGATTATTCTGATTTATTTCTCGGTAATTGATTTATTTTGTATAGAGATGGTGGAACATAATCTTTAGGTGGTCGATAAAGATTTGGCCAAGTATCTCTAATAATGTCTGCGAGTTTATCTGGTGTTGTTGATGATATCATGAATTTATTTTTTTATAAGATGTCAAGTTCTTATGTGACAGTTCTTTATGTGTCTTGTAGAATGGATAGAATAAAGAGGAATATTCCAAAGAGTTCAAAGAAGATAAGAATTGATAACATATTGTTTTAGTATTAATTTCTTAGGCCAGTTTTAGGATTTATTGGTGGTTTTGTTTTTTTAGGTTTTGACTTTTTAGGATCTTGACTATATCTTGTATCTCTTTCATATTTTATTGTTTTTGGTTCAATGTCAACCTCTTCGCAATTTACATACTTAAACAATTTTTTTCCATATTCATCAGTAAGATCTAGACAAAAATCAGGAAGAGGATTATCCAAAGTGTACCACATTCCTGTATTTTTATATCTAAAAAAACCAGTGTCTTTTGGTAGATTACTCAAAATATATTTCTTATAGTAAAAATGTTCAACTCCACCTATCCATTTTGAATTTGCAGTTTCATCCAATTCAGTTTCAAAAATTTGATAATAAAATCTAGTTCTTTTCATATTTTAATAGTAAAGTTTAAATATTATGGTAATTGTAATCATTTATTTTTTCTCTGTTGACATAATTTATACTTTGGGTTTCCATTCTCTGACACCTTTACAGTCCACACCATTTTTTAACATCCTGAGAATGGCTTCTTGTGCAGATTCTAATTCAAAATAAACTGCTGATTGTTTCTTATTCATGTAGATATAATCCACGCAATAAAATCCGTTCTTTATTGGATCGAATTTCATTGGAATAATTCTGGTAAATTTGAATCTGAATCTTCTGCATTTTTTATGTATCTTAATGCAGTTTCATGTAAAGTTTCGTTAGGAAATACATTACGAATTTGATATAAAAGTTCTCTGTATTTCCTCTCAATATCTTTCAAACGATTATATTCTATTATAATCTCATCAAAGTAATTGATGGGTTCTTTTAGTTCTTTATGTTGTATTGTTGATTTTTCAACTATTTCCTTTAGTTTTTTATTGCCTAATTCTCTAAGTTTTTCAGTTTCTTTTCTCATTCTATCTGTTTCTTTTCTCATTTCTATGTTTTCTTGTCTCATTCTTTCTGTATCTTTTCTAAGAGGTTCTAACCAGTCCATAACTAATTTCTATCAACATCTGTATAATTCATTGCCACCATGAATATTATTCAACAATGTCTGTTGTTTTGGTGGTCCTGCCTGTGGATCAATATCGTGCTTAAAGACCAGTGCAAGATGTCTCTGAATGATTTCTACCTGCTCATCAGAAAGGGACTTTCCTGGTTTTGAGGATGCTTGGTCAATTTCAAAATAACCTTGTAACCAATAGCAAAATTCTGTTGCTTTCATAATTGTTTGTTGTTTATGTGTATTTTAGCAGGGTTGGAGTCTTATGTCAACTCACCACTTCATTCTTTTTATAATTGCTTCTGCACCTTTTTTCAAATGTTCTTCTCTTTCTTCGCAAAGAAATCTACCA